GAAGGTATTCAAGTCAAGCAAGAGATTACAGATCTTAATGCAGGTTTGAAAGACACAGTAAAAGCATTGTCAGAGGAGTTGGAAATAAAACCATCCATGTTGAACAAAGCAATAAGTGTGGCATTCAAAGCAGGCTTAACAGAAGAGCAGGCTAAACTTGAAGAACTTGAAACAATCTTAGCAACTGTGGGTAAAACACAGTAGTGAGTTACGTTGACGCATACTTTGATCGCGAAAAAGATCAAATCTGGGTAGTCGAAAGACACAATGGCAAACGTCAATACACAGACTACCCGGCAAGGTATGTGTTTTATTATGATGATCCTAAAGGCAAACACAGGTCAATATACGATACTCCTGTGAGTAGGGTCAGCACAAAACTAAACAAAGATTTCCAAAAAGAACTTGCCATGCACAAAGGCAAACAGATATATGAAGCAGATGTTAATCCAATATTCAGATGTTTGGAAGAAAACTATCTTGACAGAGAAGCACCCAACATGCATGTTGCGTTCTTTGATATTGAAGTAGACTTTGACCCAGCAAGAGGTTTTTCCAAACCAGCAGATCCATTTATGCCAATCACAAGTATCACATTGTATTTGCAATGGTCCGAACAATTGATTACGATTGCTGTTCCACCAAAGACACTTACATTAGAAGAAGCACAAGACTCTGTCAAAGACTTTGACAACACATACATTGTAGAAACAGAAGCACAACTGCTTGAAACGTTCTTAGGTGTGATCGAAGATGCTGATGTGTTGAGTGGTTGGAACTCAGAAGGTTATGATATTCCATACACAGTGTCGAGAATACAAAAGGTGTTGAGCAAAGATGATTCACGCAAAATGTGTTTGTGGAATCTGCCTCCACGCAAAAGAAAGTTTGAACGTTTTGGCAATGAAGAAGTCACATATGATTTGATTGGTCGTGTGCATTTGGATTATATGCAACTCTACAGAAAATACACATATGAGGAGAGACATTCTTACTCATTGGATGCAATCTCCAACATGGAACTTGGTGAAATGAAAACACCATATGAAGGCACACTGGACACATTGTACAATGCAGACTTCAGAACGTTTATAGAATACAACAGACAAGATGTCATGCTGATTGCAAGACTGGATGAGAAACTGAAGTTTTTAGATCTTGCCAATGTACTTGCACATGCCAACACAGTGTTGTTACAAACAACCATGGGTGCAGTGGCAGTGACTGAACAAGCAATCATCAATGAAACACACAAACGTGGCATGGTGGTACCCAACAGACCATATCGAGAACCTGGATCCACTGGAGCGGCAGTTGGTGCCTATGTGGCCAACCCAAAGAAAGGATTGCATGACTTTGTGGGTGCTATTGACATCAATTCACTGTATCCATCAATCATTAGAGCAATGAACATGGGACCAGAAACCATTGTTGGACAGATCAAACAAGACGCAACCACAGAAATGATTAACGAAAGAATCAACTTTGAAAAGAAATCACCAGCGGCGGCATGGGAAGGACAGTTCAGCACAGTTGAATACACAGAAGTGATGCGTAAGAACAGAGCATTCAATTGCACAGTTGAATGGACCAACGGCACGGAAACAACACACACTGCGGCAGAACTGTATGGCATGATATTTGAAAATGGATCCAACTGGGGGCTGACAGCAAATGGCACAATATTCACATTTGAATTTGAAGCCATTATTCCTGGACTACTTGAAAAATGGTTTGCAGAACGTAAGGTGATGCAGGGCAAAATGCGTGACGCCATAGAAGCAGGCAACAAAACTGAAGAAGCATTTTGGGCCAAAAGGCAGTTGGTAAAAAAGATTAATTTGAATTCACTGTATGGTGCACTGTTAAATCCAGGCTGTAGATTTTTTGACTTGCGTATAGGACAATCAATCACACTAACAGGTAGAACAATAACCAAACACATGGCAGCCAAAACAAATGAAATAATCACAGGAGAATATGATCATCAAGGCACAGGTATTGTGTATGGTGACACAGATTCTGTGTACTTCTCTGCATATCCAATGGTCAAGGAAGAAGTTGAAGCAGGCAAAATGACATGGACTAAAGAGTCATGTGTTGAACTGTATGATAAGATTGCAGATGAAGTAAACAAATCATTTCCAAGATTCATGTATGAGGCCTTCCATGCACCTGAAAACAAAGGCAAAATAATCAAAGGTGGCCGAGAGATTGTGGCATCCAAAGGATTGTATATCACAAAGAAAAGATATGCGGCATTGATATATGATCTCGAAGGACAACGTCATGATGTTGATGGCAAGCCAGGCAAAGTTAAAGCAATGGGTCTTGATCTGAAAAGATCAGATACTCCGGCATTTGTGCAAGACTTTCTTAGTGATGTGCTATTAATGGTGCTGACAGATAAGACCGAAAACGATATTCTTAAGTTCATACAAGACTTTAGATTAAAGTTTAGAGAACGTCCAGGTTGGGAAAAAGGCACACCTAAGCGAGTAAACAACCTAACAGAATATGTGCGTAAAGAACAACGTCAAGGCAAAGCCAACATGCCAGGACATGTGAGAGCGGCCATGAACTGGAACAATGTAAAGAAAATGTACAAGGATCAGCACTCCATGGACATTATGGATGGACAAAAAGTTATTGTGTGTAAATTAAAAAACAATCCTTTGGGCTATACATCAATAGCATATCCAATAGATGAATTGAGAATACCACAGTGGTTCAAGGAACTGGCTTTTGATAATGAGCTAATGGAAGAAACAATAATTAACAAAAAACTAGACAACTTAATTGGTGTGCTAGATTATGATATGGGAGCATCAGAGTCGAACAATACATTTGCAACTCTATTTGATTTTTAATGAAAATTGATCTTAAGGTAAAATTTGATGAACTTATACAGGAACTAAAATCAATTGATATGGATAAAATGGAATCCTTACACACTGAACTTAAAAGCATGGTTGGTAAAACACAAGATGCACTAGAAACATTGAAAGCTATCAATCCAAACTACATGGTTGCACAGCACATGAGATCAGCAAATACTAAAAGTGCAGAATGGTTTGAATTAGATCGCAAGTCAAAATCTGAACCTGTGATGCCACCAAAATTATTAGAAGACCTTAAATCAATATGTGAAAATGAAAGCAATGTGCTTTTGTCATGTTTGGTGCTAGGACTAGGAAATGGTTACTGGATTGAACACATGAAAGCATTTGAACAATATCATTCTGTAGATTTTTACGCACACATGCCAAAGGAACTTACAGAAAGGTATCAAAACAAATTTTTAGCACACTTTAAGCATGTGATGTTAGATCCTAACTTTCAGTACACTAATCTTGATATGGTGCCTAACGATGAAGTAGGATACATGTTTAGTTGGGATTTTCTTCCATACTTCACTATCCCACAAATCGAAATGTTTTTTAGACAGATTAATGAAAAAATGATTGCAGGGTCAAGAGGACTTTTCCACTTTGCCAATGCTGATAACAAACAAGATCTTGAATTAATAAAACAAGGATACTATCAATACTGTGATCAAGAAACAATAACCAAAATCATATTTGAATGTACCAACTTTGACATAGAACAGGTCAATGCAGATAACGATTGTTGTTCATATCTTAAATTTAAAAGTCCAGGAGAGATTGATTGGAAAAAACGTGAATGGTGGAGATATAACCTAATTACTGCAAGAGATCCAGAGGTTGAGATTGAAAAACCATTGGAATAATTTTAATACCTTGACTGTAGATCTAAATAATGTTACTATTAACTAAACAACCTTATAAGGAACAGGCATATGAAAGACACATTACTTGATATCGTAAAGCACACACACGCATTAGGCTTTTTAAATCTGGTTAAGATTGTATCAGATGATAAAGAATCAACAATCGAATCAATGGCAGATGATAGATCTGTTATTATGAAAGGCAAGTTTCACAAGCCAATTGGCATTGATGGAACATTTGGCATGCCACAACTAAACAAACTTGACATACTGTTGAAGGTGCCAGAATACAAAGATGGTGCAACAATTACAGTAAGCACAAGAGCCAAAGAAGGCAAAGACTATCCAACAGGATTGCATTTTGAAAATGCTGGTGGTGATTTTAAAAATGACTATCGGTTCATGAATGCAGAAATTATTGAAGAAAAACTAAAAACAGTTAAGTTCAGAGGCGTCAACTGGGACATTGAATTCGAACCAGGCATGGCGGCAGTAACAAGATTAACTTATCAGGTACAAGCAAACAGTGAAGAAACATCATTTATTGCAAAAACAGATGGCACTGATCTTAAATTTTATTTTGGTGACCATAGTACACACGCAGGTGAATTTATTTTCCAACCAGGTGTGTCAGGCACACTTGATAAAAATTGGGCTTGGCCAGTTGCACAGGTTTTACAAATATTAAAACTTGCTGAGTCTAGCACAGTAAAAATGCACATCTCCAATGAAGGCGCATTACAATTAACCGTTGATTCTGGTATAGGAGAATATCAGTTCATACTTCCTGCACAAAGCAAGTAGTGAATTCAAACTTAACAGAAACTCAATCTGACTATGCCCGTTTCTTGCCAGCGGTGAGTGGCTTCTATGCTACATTCATTGGCAAACAAAGATTTGAAGAGTATGTTGAGTATGGCCGTGTGCCAAAGCATTTCGCAAACGGTGTAGAAAGTTTAAACTTTTTAGATCCTAAAGCACAGTTTCAATACAAGTGGTGCTTGTATTCGGCAGGACATGCCACACTGGATTTGAACAAAGACGCACCAGGAGAAGACATGTTCCGCAATAGAGACAGAGCCACATCATGGTGTTTGGGAGACTCAGGTGGATTTCAGATAGGTATTT